TCTCCTGATATTACTGAAAGAGATTTTTATATATTTCCATATGATGTTAGGCATTGTGTCTATCCTTTTAATGGACCAGGATATAGAAGAACGTTGTCTGCAAACATGGATGTAGATTACAATCCAATCATAAATAGAGGAAGAAGTTGATGTACGAAAATACAATAATAACAGAACCTAAATGGAAAAGTTGGATTATTAAAACAACAGAACCATTGTTTTCACCAGATCAATGCAGGCAAATTATTGCATCAGGTAGAGCACAAAAACCACAGACAGCACAAGTGGGTATGGATAAACCAGGGGGTGGAACCGATACAAATAAAAGAGTAACAAAAATAAGTTGGATTCCATTTAAAGAAATGGAACCTATGTATAAAGATTTAAATACATTTATTCAAAAATCAAATGAAAATCATTTTGGTTTTGGTGATATACAAATTACAGAACAAGCTCAATTTACTGAATACCCTGTTGGAGGGTTTTATGATTGGCATATGGATTGTGATGTTAATATGACTAATGAACCGCCAGTAAGAAAAATATCAATGACTCTTTTGTTAAATGATACATCGGAATTTGAAGGTGGCGATTTAGAATTAATGGCTCCAGGAAAAGTTGCAAGTTTAAAACAAGGCCATGCTGTTTGTTTTGCTTCATTTTTAAATCATAGAGTACAACCAGTAACTAAAGGTATGCGACAATCATTAGTTGTTTGGTTTGGAGGTAAAGCTTTTAGATGATTAGAGAAGAATTTTTTCCTACAAGTGTTTTTGGTAAAGATATACAGTTAGACAATAATAAACTAGCACAAGATATTATTAACTGGTCTAATCAAGATCCAGGTGTAGCTAAAACTAACGTTAAAGGCTGGCACTCAACAACAGACATGGCATCAAAGCCAGAGTATCAAACTTTGGTTAATGAACTAATGATTATGTCTAAAGATATATTTAAAGAAGAATGGTTAGATAGAGAACCGGTTTTAGGTAATATGTGGGCTAACATAAATCCTAAAGAAGGGTCTAATCAACCCCATATACATCCTAACTCTTTATTTTCAGGTGTGTACTATGTTAAGTCAAACCCACAAGCTGGAAGACTTAAGATATATGATCCAAGACCTGGAGCACAAATAGTAATGCCTGTACGAAAAGAAGGTCAACCTCCTAAACATCTATGGAAAGATGCAAATCTTGACCCAGTAACTGGAAGACTTATAATGTTTCCAGCGTGGTTATGGCATGCGGTAGAACCTAATCAATCAGATGAATTAAGAATATCAGTAAGTTTTAATTTTATACAACATGGCTTTTAATAAATATCAAGTAATCAAAAATGCTGTTAGCTACGAGCTAGCTAATTTTATATTTAATTATTTTCTTCTTAAAAGAGATGCAGTTAAGTATATGTACGAAAATAATATAACCTATGACAATGGTATGTTAGGTACATGGACTGATACCCAAATTCCAAATACTTATTCTCACTATGCAGATAATGTAATGGAGACATTATTGGTAAAAGTATTACCAAAAATGCAACAGGAAACAGGGTTAAATCTTGTTCCAACTTACTCTTATGCTAGAATATATAAAAATGGAGACGAATTAAAACGACATAAAGACAGACCAAGTTGTGAGATATCAACTACAATTAACTTGGGTGGTGAGCCATGGCCAATCTTTATAGAAGGCACAGAAGTCTTGCTTGAAGTAGGAGATATGTTAGTATATAGTGGATGCGAACTAGAACATTGGCGAGAGCCTTTTGAAGGAAACATTTGCGGTCAAGTATTCTTACATTACAATCATGTAGATGGCCCATTTGCTGATAAAAACAAATTTGATGGGCGAACTATGTTAGGTCTTCCTTCAGGTATTTAAGTTTAATATTTATAAGGATTATATGTTAGGATTTTCATCATTCGCAGAATTACCATTTGCTACCTCATCTGAATCAGATGGAGCAGTAACAATTAGTGTTACTGGTAATGCCCTACAAATTAGTATTGGTAATGTAGGTATTACAGCCGATTCAATTGTTGAAATTGCAAATCCCAATAGATTAACTTTAGGTGCTGGAACTGTAACAATTACAGGAACTGCTAACCTTTCTGTTACAGGAAATGCTACTGCATTAAGTGTTGGAACTGCTATAGCTACTGCAGACCTTATATTACCTGTAACTGGAAATGCGTTGACCTTATCGGCAGGAACTGTTACAGTAACTGGAACAGCGTTAATAAGTCCTGTAGGATCTCAATTAGTTGTAGGTTCTGGAGAACCAGGAATTATTACTTGGAATGATATTATTCCCGGTGTAAACATGACTTGGACAGAAATAGAACCTTACTAATATGGCATCAACTTATTCAAACGATTTAAAATTAGAACTTGTAGCAACTGGTGAAAAAGCTGGTCTATGGGGATCTATTACTAATACTAACTTACAAATTTTACAACAAGCAGCTTCAGGTTTTTTATCTTTAGCTATGACGGGTAACGCAGATATTACGGTACCTTTAACAGATGGAGCAGTATCTAATGGTAAAAATTTATACTTTAAACTAACTGGTACTTTAGCACGTAATCAAACTTTAATAATGCCTGCTGGTTCTGAAAGAGTTTTTATAATAGAAGACGCAACAGATAGAACTACAGCAAACAAATATACTTTAAGTGTTAAAACAGCAAGTGGAACAGCACTAGCAGTTCCTATAAAAGCAGTTATGCTTCTTAAATCAGATGGTACTAATACAACTAAAGCTATTACAGAAAAAGGATATTTTACAATTACTTCTTCTGCAATTACTGCATACACAGCTATATCAGGAGATCAACTTTTAATAGATACTACTCAAACAACAGTTACTATTACTTTACCTGCTGCTCCAGCAATTGGAGATGAGTTAGTTATTATTGATGCAAGAGGAACTTTTGGATCTAATAACGTGACTATAAATAGAAATGGTAAACCTATTAATTCTGGAACAAACAATCTAGCATTAGCCATTAACGGTCAAGCCATAACTTTAGTATTTATAGACTCTACAAGAGGCTGGTCTTTTAAAACAAACACAGCATAGGGGCACAATAGATGCTCACTAAAATTAAATTTGCACCTGGAATAGACAAACAAGACACTAGCGTTGGTGCGGTTGGTCGTTGGGTAGATTCAGATAATGTAAGATTTAGATATGGACTTCCAGAAAAAGTTGGAGGTTGGCAGTCTTTACTTAACCAAAGTATAGTAGGTGTCTCAAGAAAACTACATTCATTTGTTGATTTAGATGGAAACAGATACACAGCTATAGGTACAGATAAATTTTTACTTATATATTTTGAAGGACAACTTTTTGATGTAACTCCTTTTCGTAGTAATAACGCTGGAGTACTAACTACTTTTACATCATCTACATTAGCAACAAATAGTACATCAGTTAAAACTTGTACTATCACAACTACATCAGCTCATGATTTAGTGATAGGAGACATGGTTGTATTAGATTCAGTAACTTTACCTAATGGTACAGGACTAGCAAATGCTGATTTTGAAGATAAACTATTTCAAGTATTATCCGTTCCCACTCCTACAACTTTTACAATTAATTCTTTAAACCAAGCAACAAGTGCCGTATCTACCGGTGGATCTATAATAGTTAAACCTTACGAAACTGTAGGACCTTCAGAACAAACTTATGGTTATGGTTTTGGTATAGGAGAATTTGGTGGAGTAGTTGCTGGAGCATTGACAAATACTTTATCTTCAGGAATTAATGATAGTGTAAGTACTATTCCTGTTACATCTAACACAGGATTTCCTACAACAGGAACTATTTTAATTGGTACAGAACTTATTACTTATAGTGGTAAGGGAACTAATACATTTACTGGAGCAACAAGAGAAGCTTTAGGTACAACAGCTACATCTCACAGTAACTCCGCAGTAGTTACTAATGCAACAGACTTTACAGGTTGGGGTAATGCAGTTGAAGCATCTATTGTAACTCTAGAACCTGGTCTTTGGTCTTTAAGTAACTTTGGTCAAGTACTAGTTGCAACTATTGCAAATGGTAAAACTTTTACATGGGATTCAGAAATTCCAGCTAGACTAACAACAAGAGCATCTACTACTACAACAGGATTTCCAACAGCTATAGCAACCGGTGTAGGTAACCCAACAGCTACCAGAGAAACTTTAATTTCACCTACCACTAGACACTTAATTCATTTTGGAACAGAAGTAACTATTGGTGACCCTACTACACAAGATGATATGTTTATTAGATTTTCACAAGATGAAGACATTAATATATACACTCCCCTTGCAACTAACACAGCAGGTTCTCAAAGAATTCAAGATGGTACAAAAATTATGGGAGCGTTGGTTGCTAAAGAAAATATTCTAGTGTGGACTGATAACTCTTTATACACAATGAAATTTGTTGGAGCTCCATTTACATTTGGCTTTGAACAAGTTGGAACTAACTGTGGACTGATAGGTAAGAACGCAGCTATAGAAATTGATGGTGTTGCTTACTGGATGTCTAACAATGGTTTCTTTGCTTTTGATGGTACCGTAAATTCATTACCTTGTTCAGTAGAAGATTATGTTTATGATGATTGTGATACTACAAAAGGTCAACAAATTAATGCAGGTATTAATAACTTGTTTACAGAAGTTGTATGGTGGTATCCATCAACAGGATCTGATTTTAATAATAGATCTGTAACTTATAACTACGGACAAAGTAACCAACCTACTCCAATGGGTAATTGGTACACAGGAGTTAATACTAATTCTATAAGAACTTCTTGGATTGATTCTTTAATTTATCCAAAACCTTATGCTACAGCTTTTAAAAGTGCAAACACAGGAACTTTTCCAAGTGTTATTGGAGAATCTGGCTTAGGACAAACTTTATTTTTTGAACATGAAGTAGGTACAGATCAAATTAATCCAGATGGAACTACAACAACTTTAACTTCTTTTATTGAATCTTATGATTTTTCTTTGCAACAAGATCAAAGTGAGGTATTCCTAGCTATGAGAAGATTTTTACCAAACTTTAAAGTTTTAACAGGGGATTCACAAGTTACTATTGCGGTAGCAGATTATCCAGCAGACCCAAATACTGCAACTCAACTAAGTCCTTTTACTATTAACTCTACTACAACTAAAATTGATACTAGAGCTAGAGGAAGGTATGCAAATTTAAAAATAGCTAATACAGGATCTGGTCAATCATGGAGATTTGGTACATTCCAAGTTGACATACAACCAGACGGAAGAAGATAATGGCAAAAATTGTAGTAAGATTACCAGAACCTAGAAGAGAATATACTGAAGATAATCAAAGACAAATTAATAGAACTATAACGTCTATGATTACACAATTAAATTCTACATTTTTAAAAGATATGAGAGAACAACAAGAAAGGTTTACTTGGTTTATTAATTAATGGCTAATATATATAAAAAAATAAATGACGATTTAATAAGTAACACTCAAAAAGATGTGTATACAGTTCCAGGTAATTCTAGAGCTTTAGTAAAATCTATTCATGTTTATAATGAAGGTGCAGGAGATGCTGTAGTTACAATTAAAATTAATTCTGATAATGTAGATTATTTTTATAATAAAAAAACTATAGCTGCAGGTGCTACTCATGAATTTATTATTAACGTATTAATTTTACAAGAAGATAATAAGTTAAAAATGCTATCAGATATTACAGGACCAGATATAACAGTTAGTATATTAGAAATAAACAGGGAGGACTCATAATGTCATTTATAGAAACAGAAGCGTCGATAAGATATGAAACAATTGATGGTAAAGAAATACCAGTAATTACACCTAAGTGTGAAATAACTTTAACTAATACAGTAACAAATGTAGAGTATAATTCTGACGCCGAAGCGTTAGCCGATGTACAAGATCCTAATAGTGATACTAAGACAGAACATATACGTAGAGACGTTAATATAACTGTTGCACATTTTGATTTAGGTGCAAAAACTAATATATTCTAGATTGACTAGTGGTAAAAACTCTAGTAAATTGGTGTACAATAGCATATATACAAGTCTTGCTAACTTGCTTTTCAACAATATAATTTAAAGAGAACTATGGGATTTTTATCAAAATTAAATAGAAAACGTAAAAAACTTACTAAGAAAGTAGTAGAACCTTTTACTAAAGGTTTTGCTAAAATTTCAGATAAATTTATACCTAATGAATTAAGACCAGCTATGCCTTATTTAGCAGGTATTGGTTCACTTATGTTACCTCCTGGAATGGGTCCTTATATGAGGGCACTTGCTTCAGGTGCTATTAATGTAGGTGGACAGATTGCAGCAGATGAAAGTTCTACAGGTGATCTAAGTGATATAAATATGTTATCAACAGCATTAGCTGCTGGATATGGGGGATTAGGTTCTGATAAAGTATCGGGAGCTATGAGATCTGGTATTGAAACTGGAGTTCCTGCGGAAGCGGCAGGTGCAATGGGGCCTTCAGAATTAGGAATGACAACTAGAGGACCAGGATTTTTACAAGGTGCGGAGAATATAGGTAGAGAAGGAATAGCAAGTCTATCAGATTATGCAACAGGTGGTAGACAAGATTTAGTTAATCTTGGAAGGAACCCAGGAAGTTTATTTAGTAGTGCAAACAAATTTCAAGGAGCTAAGGATGCAGCAAAAGCATTAGCACCAACTTTTTCTCAAGCTACAGGTGATGTAGCATACGAAGCTGCAATAGATGCACAAGAAGCAGCAGAAGCTTTAGACGCAGAAGAACAAGCAGAGTTTGATTCAACTAATAAAGCAACAGATTCTAATAGAGCTAGCTTACAGATGAATTCTATGCGACAAGCAGGAATTTCTGAAGACACTGTTGAAGAAACATTAGCAATGAATAATTTAAGTGAATACTATGTTGCACCGCAGTCAGCAGCTTATGGTGGAATGATGGGAAGAAATGATTATGAATTTGGTGGTATAACTGAAGCTCTTAATAATGCAGGAGCAAGAGGATTAATGACTGAAAATAATAATATGGGTGGTATAATGAATGGTTACAATATGGGTGGAAGTGTGTTACCACAAGGTATGGAAATGGATTACAGACAAGGTGGTTTTATTCCTATGGGCTCTAAAGAAAGAGCAGATGATGTGCCAGCAAGAGTAAGTAAAAATGAATTTGTAATGACTGCTGATGCGGTAAGAGCTGCAGGCGGTGGAAGCGTAAATGAAGGAGCAAAAAAAATGTACGAAATAATGAATAACTTAGAGGCAAGAGCATAACATGGCACTAGAACAAACCCAAACCTTACCAGCACCGGTACTAGAAGCAGCCTTAACGGCATTTACACAAAAATTACCTCCTTTAATGGGGAAACAAATTAACACGGCAGGCTATGCACCACAAGTAGCAGCACAAAATACATTACAAACCGGCGCTCAAAATGCAGCGGCAGGTTTAGGAAGTTTACTTGGACCGGGAGCGGGAACTGGTCAAGGTTCAATCAATTCTTACATGTCACCATACCAACAACAGGTTATGGACACTACCCTTGCTGAGTTTGACAGAAATGCTGCTATGCAACAAACAGGTTTAAGAGATCAATCAATTCAATCAGGTGCTTATGGTGGAGCTAGACAAGGTGTAATGGCTACAGAAGCTATGAGGGGCAGCAATATGGATAGAGCAGGACTTCAAGCACAATTATTAAATCAAGGATTCAATCAAGCACAACAAACAAGAGCAGGTGATCTTCAAGCACAACAAGGTTTAGGAACTTACCAAGCACAACTTGGTCAAGGCCTACAAGGATTTGAACAAGCAGGATTAGATGCAACTACACTTGCAGCAAGAGAAGCTGAGTACGAACCGTTTACAAGACTAGGTTTAGTTGGACAACAACTAGCACAAATACAACCAGGAGCTTTTGCTTCTACTAACGTTGGTTATCAATCAAGTGCAGCACCGGCAAGCCCTATGGCTAGCTTCTTAGGAGGAGCAGCAGGAGCAGGTGGAGTACTTGGTAAAATGGGAATCTTTGGATAATGAGTAGAATTTTAAACAGACCAATGTTTAGAGGTGGTGGTAAAGTTTCTAGTTATGGAAATGGTATTGCTACTGGACTCGCGGACGGCGGAAGAGTTAATTTAGATGGTGGTGGTTTTTTAGGTCCTGATGGAAATCCATTTACATATAATAAAGGAGCACAAGGTCCACAAAGACCTGTTAATAATCCAGTATCTACTAGAAAACCCAGTTTTAAAATAAGTGGTTATCCTAATAGAGGATACTTACCTTCAATAGGAGGAGCCAGAGGAGAACTTGCAGCGTTAAGGGGACTTTCTGCAGGAACTGCTGGGTATCTTGGTTTAGGTGCTTTTGGTGGCCCTACAGCTCTTGCTTATTTAAACAGAGCTAAAACAGATGAAGGATTAAAAGTTATGAGAAATGAACCTTCTGAAACGTTTGATGAAACAGGAGCATTTGACTTTGAAGATTATTCTAAAAGATTAACAGATGCGGATGAACTAGGAAATGAAATTAGTTTTATGGATAATATTTTTTTAAATCCTGAATCGGGTACTTATCCTAAATTTATAGGAAGAGCTGGCGACACAGAAAAATTTAGAGAAATAGAAAACGAAATTAATCTTGAAAAAGATGATGAAAAGGATGACTCTGTTAGGCAATCAGATGCAGAACTAAGAGCACAAATGGAAAATAAAAGATTAACAAAACTTTTAAATGATTTGAATTCAGGATCTAAAAAAAAAGATACTAAAGAAGAAGCTGTAGCTGCAATAAAAGAAAGACAAGAATTAATGGAAGAAGTAATGGGTGGTGGTAAATCAGCAAGGATTTCAGACGCATCTGACATAGCAATTAACTTTGCAAAAAATGCATTTAAAGAAGGAGCAACTGTTAAAAGTGCCTTTGCAGGTACTTTGGATGATGAGTCTACACGTCCTAGCAGATCACAAAAAATTAAAGACGCAGCAGCTAATGCAGCTATTCAATCATACTTAACAGAACAAATTTCTGAAAAAGATTTTAGTAAACAAATGCAACTTATTACAGGTCAAGCACAAATAAAACAAAAATTTGCTAATGCTGCTAAAGCAAACCTTACTGTTCAAGATTATGTACAACTTAGAGGAAATAATACTAGTAAATCTGAAGCTATTGAAAATGGAGCTAGAGGTATAGTTCAAAACAATGACAGATATAAAGGTTTTACAGCAATAGATAGTAAAGATAATATACCTGGTTTACTTGTTGAGAAAAACTTAGGTGAAGTATTTTTAGATAAAAAAACTAAAGAAGTATTTGCAGTAATATTTTTACAAGATGGTACAGTAGGCAAAGAAATATTATACACTTAAAGGATTAATAAATGGTATACTTACCCTCTCAAGATAATCCCACTAAAGAAAAAAAAGATATAGGAGTTACTCAATCAATACTAGCAGGTATTGGATCAGGTATATTTAAAATATTTGAAGGTGGTGCTACACTAGGTGCTACTCTTTTAGATTTAGGTGTGGATAAAAATAGAGCAGAAGCCGTTGAAGCATTTTTTGATGACATTAACCCTTTTGATGAAGTAGCAGAAGCAACAGCTGCTGGAAAAATTACAGAATTAATTGTTAACTTAGGTTTTCCAGGTGGGGCAGCTTTTAGAATAGGAAGTGGTTTAACTAAAGCTACACTAAGGGCCAAAGAAGCAGGAACTTATTTAAGTAGATCAGAAAAAGTAAGAAGATACGCACAAGGTGCCGGAGTTGGAGGTGTTGCGGAAGGTGTATTCGTCGGTGATGTAGAAGATGCAGGATCATTCGGTGATCTATTGGGTGGACCCACAAAAATAGATAGAGAATCTCAAACACCACAAGCAGAATTACTTAATAGATTAAAATTTGGGTTAGAGGGTGCAGCTTTTACAGGTGTGCTTGGGGCAGGGGTGGCCGGTGTTAAAAAATTAAGAAGCACAAAAGGTAGTGGAAAAGTTATTACAGATCCAATGGACAAGTGGATAGATAGATGGATATCAAGACCACTTAGATCAAGAGGACCTGAAACTACTGAAGGTTTTGAATTAGGAATGAAAAGAGAAGGAGCTATAGCTGTTGATACAAACGTTGCAGAAAATGCAATGATAAAAATTGATAACGTAACCGATCAACTTTTAAAAAATGTTAAATCAACTATAGGTAGAAAAGCATTACCCGCTAAGAAAAAAGAATTACTAGAAGAAATGAATGAACTTATGATGTCTAATCCAAACGGCAAGGGATTAAGACCTGTTTCAGAAATAATAGATGACGAAGTTAAGATCACTCTTCAAGGTATGGATGAAACAAAATTAAATAATTTTAAAGATACATTAAGAAATACTTATAAAGCAAGTGATGCCGACATTGACAGTTTAGAATTATCAATGAACGGTATGAAGTTACAATGGGAAAAATTATTTACTTCTATGGGTAGAAGATTAACACCTGAAGCTTTAGAACAATTTGAAAAAATATTACCTCAAAGAATTAATACAGTTCTAGATAGAGGCTATGATGTATTTAAAAATAACAAAGGTATGCCTAGAATAAATGGTATGGTTGTTATGGAAAACTATGCACCTACTAAAGTTGTTTTAGACGAAGCGGTAGAACAATTGGTTAAAATTGCAGACGATAAGGGATTAAAATTAAGTATACCAGAGGCTAAAGTTATTGCTGAAGAAATTGTGTCTACAGCAGAACTTCCAAAAGGTTTTAAAATAAATGAAAAAACAGGCATTATTAGAGCAAACTTTCCTGACTTTGTATTAAAATCTGTAGCAGCTGAAGTAGTTGATCCTAAAAAAATGGACAATGCATTACTATCTGAAGTAACTGGTGTTGCTCGTCCTGTTATAGATAAACTTTTAGGTAAAAGTAAAAGTGCAATGTCAACTATAGTAGAAGGAACTAACAACTTATCTTTCCAAGTAAGACAAAATGAATATTGGGATAACATGTTAAAAAAATCAGATGAAATGAAAGTTGCCTGGGATGAATGGGATGCTGCAGGTAGAGTTGGAGATGCACCTAGACCCCCTATGTTTGTTAACAATCCTGGAGAAGCTAGAAAATATTTAGGTGGTACGGGAACTGATTGGAAAATGATTGGTGCTAAAAAAGTAGAAGACTCTGAAGGTGTTACAAGAGTAGTAGGTATGGAAGAATTTGATAAGTATCTTGACCCAGTTGCTAAACTAAAACCTTTAACCGTAGGCGAAGAAATAGCTAGAGCCGGTGATGAAATACTTAATCCTTTGTCAGGTAAGTGGGCATTGAATGATGTAGTAGATGCTATTAAAGGAACTAAAGAAGGAACTAAAAGTATACCTGCGCAACTATATCAAAATTTAATTTTGTATCCTAAAGCTACAGCACAGATGGCTAAAACAATTCTTGCACCATTTACTCACGCAAGAAACTTTATAAGTGCTGCTGCATTTGCAGGGGCCAATGGTATATTGCCTTTTGGTAATACAAAAGATGTCAAAGCAGCGTGGAATGCATTACAAGTTGCCGGTCCAGGTACTAGACAATCAAATGAATTCTATCAAGAGCTATTAGATCTTGGAGTTGTAAATTCTCAAGTACAGTTAGGAGATCTTAAAAAATTATTAGAAGACGTAGATTTCGGAGCTACTTTAAATAATGTAACAGGTCTTAATGGTTTTCTTAAAAAATTATCAGGTGCTAAGAAATTTGCACAAGATGCATACACAGCAGAAGATGACTTTTGGAAAATATTTACTTACCTAGGTGAAAAAGGTAAAATGAAAACAGCATTTCATAATGCAGGTTTAAGAGATGGAATGGAGTTTGTAGATCCTAAAGGAGTAAAACAAATATTTAATGATCAATATTTAAAAGAAGCATCCGCAGAATTAGTAAGAAATAATATACCTAACTATGCTTATGTATCAGAATTTATTAAAGGTTTAAGGAAATTACCTGTTGGAAACTTTGTAGCTTTCCCTGCTGAAATTATGAGAACAGGAACTAACATAGTTCAAACAGCATTGGATGAAATTTTTTATTCAGTAAAAATTAATGGTATAGATGTTAATCCATTAAGAGGTAGAGGTATACAAAGATTAACTGGTATGGGTATAACTACAGCAGCATTACCTTTAGGTACTGTGGCTGCTTTCCAAGCTATCTATGATGTTAACAAAGAAGAACTAGATGCAATGAGAAGATATGTTGCTGACTGGTCTAAAAATTCTGTATTAGTTCCCTTTAAAAAAGAAGATGGAACATTACAATACGTAGATTTTTCTCATCTAAATGCATACGATACTTTAACAAGACCTATTCAAACTGTAATTAATGCAGTGCAAGAAGGTAGAGGAGATAAAGATGGTATTATGGATGATTTTTTATTAGGTCTTATAGAATCTACAAAAGAAATTGGATCACCATTTTTTACAGAAGCAATCTGGACTAAGGCATTACAAGATGTTGCTCCGGTGTTAGGTAGAAATGGAATGACTAGTGAGGGTAGAAAAATTTGGAATGATAAAGATAGTACAGGTGATAAAATATTTAAAGGTGTAGCTCATATAGTAGAAGCACAGGCTCCTTTTAATTGGAAACAGTTAGGTAGATTAGGTTTAGCTATGGTGCCAATTAATAGTGAAGGTAAGTATGATGAAAGAGGAAATGAATATGAATTAGGTAATGAACTTTTAGGTATTGCAGGGTTAAGAAGAGTTGATATTGACCCACAAAAATCTATTAAATATAAAATTAACAAATTTCAAAAAGGTATTAGAGATTCAAGAGGATTATTTACAGCTTCTGCATTAAAAGGTGGACCTATTAGTCCAGAAGAAATTGTTGATGCCTATATAAATTCTAACCGAGCAACTTTTGAAGTTAACAGAGAAATGTATAAGGACATTGAAGCTGCTAAAATTTTAGGAATGGATGAAGGAGATATAGATGAAACTATGTCTGCTAGAGGAGCAGGTTCTGCTTTTAACTATTTAGGTGAAGGACAATTTAGACCTTTTGTACCTTCTGCAAATGTTGTAAATTTATTTGAAGAGAATGCTTCAAAATTAGGAATTGCTAATCCATATGATGGTGCAGAATCTACTATTGATAAATTAAGAAATGTTTTTGAAACACTTCCTTTAGGTGGAGAGTTTCCTAATATTACCAACCCATTGAGCACACCTTTATTACCTGATATTAATTTAGGACCTGCAGCTAACACAGGTTTACCACCACTACCAGATCCATTAGCTAATACTGGTACACAATTTGGTAACATCAGTCCCGTCAGCGGACTAACTATTTCTGAAGAAATGTTTTTAGATCCTTTAGAAAAAAGATATACTG